AGCACTCCAGCCATCTATATCTTTATATCCTTTTATAAGTAACTCTAATTTAACTCTATTTTTTTCTTTCTTTATATGTTCATCAACAGATTGTTTTACTACTACTCCATCTACATCATCATAAGTTTCAAAAAAAGCACCATTAGCTTGTATAATTTTTCCTACATCTTTTATTGATGTACCAGCATAATCTTTTACTGTTGCATCTTTCATATCCTTAGCAAGTTTTATTTTTTTATCATAGTAACCATTTAAGGATGTATGAGCCATGGTAGCTAACTTAGCTTTTACAGATACAGCTCCCTCTCCATCTATTTCTAAAAATGATTGAGTGTATCCATCTACAATTTGATTTAATTGTAATTCAAATTCTTCAACACCCATATCCATATTGTTTGCATTTAATTCTAACTCAGATATTTTTTTAGATGCAGCCATAGCTACATCAGTTGCTAAAAAGTTTATTTGTGCATTTCTTAATGTAGCATCAAAAACATTTGTACCTTTAGGTAATAGTTTAGTTCTCTCTTGAGGTGATGCATTTTCGTATTGACTTAATGTTATTGGATTAGCTGCTGCATACTCATAAGCCTCTATCTTACTTTCTGTTTCTACTTTACCTATAGAAAATTTTAAAACATTATTTATTCTGTCTGCAAGATTTCCTTGAAAAGCTGCCTGGGCCTTAAACTGATCCCCACCTACATTTGATATAGGAAAGTATTTGACATTGTTGCCTTCAAATATAATTCTTTTTTTAGTCATAGAAATTACCTTTACCATCAGTTATTTGGCTATCTGTCGTTTGATCTAAAGGAGAGGGAGAGGATGGTGTTTTTGAAAATCCTCCAGCTGATCCTATAGTTGCTATATCAGTACCAAGTCCAAAGATTGCACCCATGATCCCAGCTTTCTTAGCAAACTTACCAGCATTTCTAAGATTAGTGTATTCTATAATTCCAAGATTTTGCATTAACTCTTGATTAATTTGTGCAACATTAAAATCTTCTACACCAGATGACAATGATAATGTTGTTGCTAATAGAGCAGAACCTTCATTTGGTAACATACCTCCACTTGCTGCTTTAGCTATAATAGTTGAAATTGTTGCATTTGTTTCTTTAAGAACTTTGACACCATCCTCTTTAGCCTCAATTTCTTTTTGTTTGTATTGTAGTTTAGCAATATCAGCTTGACTATCATAGTAAGCCTTCTGAGCCATACCAGCTTGATATGTTGCGTATGATTTACCTACAGATGCTATTACAGCTACTATTGTCCAAGGGCTCATTGTCCTACACTCACTTTATATTCTACTCCCAATAATGTAAAAAATAATGGAGCAGACTGGGAGAATGTCATCTGTCCATCTCTATCATATCCAAGCATTGGTTTCTTTCTTTTCTTACCAGTAAAAAAACTACCAGCTGTAAATAATAAATCATTACCACTTAATGTAAGATTTTGCGAGAGATATAAATTAGCAGTTGCCTCTATTATTCTTTTCTTTTGGCCCATAATATTACCACTAGATAATTTTAGTTCTACTGGTAAAGTTTTTATAGTAGGTGTAAAATCTAATCCAACTTCTACATAAGTAGTAGGAACTGCATCTAAAGTTATTTGTCCAGATCCATTAACTACTTTATCAAGTTGCATACTGTCATCTGCAATTACTTTAACAGTTTTACCTATTAAGTGATTTAGTCCAGTTACAGTTGTACTTGATGGTTTACTACTACCAGAATATAGTTTTGCACTATCAGTTGTATTGTCATCATTAAAACATTCTACATAATATTTAGCAGCACTACTGATAGTTCTTTTTACTGTAAAATATATTTGGTCCACATCTACTCCTACATTTACAAACTCACCATCTGTTGTACTTAGACTAGGAGCTATAACATTCTGTCCTCTAAGTATTGAGTATGTAGCCAGGGATCCATCTGTTTCATTTACAATAAGTAATAGATCCCCATCAGTAGTTGATGTTGCTTTTCGGAGGGCCATATCTGATGGGGATTTTAGCAAGTGAGATGACAACAAAGAAATATTGTTTGATATGTAAGATAACTCTACATCACTAAATAAAAACTCTCTTAAAGATTTACCAGCTCTTTGTATAAATAATGTACCACTCTCAGCTCCTACTGGTTTAATACCTTCTTTAGATCCTCTTCTTGTTGCACCATTAACTACAACATTAGTAGGAGTAATAGGATCAAGTGTAGATTGTGGTAAAAAGAACTCTCCACCTTTTGTAAAAATTTGTAAGTCTCTACCAGAAAACATACCAGTTATTGCATTGGTACTATCTGTAGATATTGTTAATTCAATACTATCATCATCTAAAGCCTCACCAGGATTGAAATCAAAAAACCTAGCTACTCTTGATGCAAAGATTGTATTTGGTCTTGACTTAACACCACCAAAGTAAAGCCTTCCTTCATGGAAGGTACAAGTTCTTGGATAGCCTTTTGATCCAGACCAGCTATCCTCATAGCCTCCATCTATAAAAGTTCCTCCAGATGCTATAGCTGATGTATTAAAAAATGGTATTTCAACAATAGCCTCTACAGATGTAGCAGAAACAAATCTTGTTATTCTTGCTCTACCAATTCCATCATTAGCCTCTATGTATTGATTAACATTACCAGATGCAAAAACATTTCCTCCAGCAGTTATTGTAATATTTCCATCTACAGCAGATGGTGTGATAGTTTGATTAATAGTAGTTTCAGATGCAGTAAAATTAAACTTAGGTATAAACTCAAATGATAAATCTGATATTGTCCAGGTTGAATGAGAACCACCTCTTACTATTTTCTTAGGGGCCATATCTTCATGGACCACAATCAATGTATCTGCTGATTGTGTATGATCCATAGTTGCAAGGACTGTAGATCCTATAGTTGTAGTTAGATAATCATTACCACTAGAGTTTATGTTTGTTACTAATTCTTTATTTTTAAAAATGTACATTCTGTTATGTACAAATAAAAGCATATAACTTTGTGTAGTTGAAAATTCAAATGGTACAAGTTTCATTCCATTTTGTGGATTGGCAGCACTTGGTACCTCAAATATAAATTGTAATCCTGGCCTTCTTTCTATTCCACCTTGAGGTTGGATTAATACATTACGAGCTTGTTCTAATGCGTTGTAATATTGATTGATGTCTATACGAGATTTTAATAATGGATCTACCTCACCAGTAGTAAAGTTTGTTTGTATTGTTACTGCTCTGCTCATCTAACATCTGTTAATGGGAAATCTACTATTGCATAATTTGGTTTACCTCTACCATCTATATTACATGCCTGGCGAAAATACCCACCCCTTCCATTTTCTGTTAAAGAACCCAAAGCTACACCTCTCCAGTATTCAGCCTTTGTAATTTGGTCTGTTACTGGTTCAGCTAAATGCCAGGCTAACATGTAAACTAAAAGTTGTACAAAATATTTAGGCATTAAGCCTTCGGATACAACACTTGATACATAGTCAATATATATATTATCTTCATTAGTAGCTATTGCTGGTCCAGAACTTGTATAAAGTAATTCATAGTTTTGGATTGGCAATACTCTTGTTGAGCTTGAGTTATAAACTTGTAGAGCTGTACCACTTACAGCAGTTGAGGGTAAAGGGTATAAATAAGTCCATTCATTTACTGGTGTTGTTGTTGATCTTGCAAGTTGTTCTTTTACAAGAGCAAATGACCAGGGATATAATGATAAAGTTTTTCCTTTGATTGTTTCGTAAATATTATTGGCTACTGTAGCAGCATCATTAGTTGTATCAGAAAATGACGAAATTGTGTCCGATCCTAACAACACTAATGCTTGGTTTACTATAGTTACATTTGTATCTCCACTTGCCATAATAATATTCCTTAATTAATGAAGAGGCCCCTAAGGGCCTCCCCATGTCTATTTATTAGTCACTATCAGTAGCAGAAATAGCTGTGCCATCTCCAACATCAACAACACCACTTGCGTTGCTGACTACTGGGTGTAACGAGTAAGTTCTCGTACCACCAGTTGATGCGTGGACATAAATTATATCCCCAACTTTTAGCAATCCAGATACATCATTAAAGTATCCTTCTTCATCAATAGCTGTTTTAGCATCAGTTGATGTATAGCTCCACATTTGAGGAGCATTACCAGCTTTAGATTGACCACCGATTGGTTGTAGTCCTGTTTTATCAAACGCCATAATTATTCTCCTTTATTAGCTTTCATCAGTTGTTATTTTTACAATGCCATCAGCATCAATAGCAACAGCTCCAGCAGAGAACATACTATTTACCAAGAAAGATGTTTTTTCTGGTACATAGTTGATTTCTGTTTTTTGTGCCATATTAACAGCCATACCGACTGCACCTCTATGAAACGCAAAACAAGTTCTGTCGTTTGTCGCTAATGGTAATCCACCTTCATCTCTATCACCTAGAACATAAAATCTGAAACCTAGGAAAGTATTGATCTCTCCAGATACCAGAGCTTTAATACTAGCGAAATCGCCAGAGATTGCTCTCTCATCAGCTAGTAATCCAGATAATGAGTTTGCGTGGATTATGATGTGTCTATCATCAAATGGAACATTTTTAGCATCCATAGCTTTTTTAGCAGCTATTAGCTTTCCAACATTCAAATTTGATGCAGCAGCAGATCCAGAAGTTACTACAGTTTTAGCAACTGTACCAGTTCCAGATGCAGCATTAACAGCATCTATTATAAGTTGGTCCATTCTTCTACCTATCGCTTTAGATACGACTTGTACCAACTCTGATCTTTCATCAAAGTTCACCTTAGCTTGGTGGAAAATGTCTGAATATTCAGCAGCATTGAAATCACTCATTGTAGCTGTAACTTGTGAATAAGTTACATTCAATGGAGTAACATCAGTCTGAGGAACTCTTGCAGTAGCAGATCCCTTTCCAAGTTTAGGAAACTTGTATGTTTGCCCTTGTACACCTTGTCTTAGCCTTACACATCCCAAGATTGAACTTTCACCTTG